CACCCTGCGGGCCAGTGGGGCCAGGAACAGTGCTTGGATCGCCTTGGTCACCTTTATCGCCCTGGGCGCCCTTTTCCGCCCATAGCTCCCAGTAAGTTGCATTAGGTGGCTCTTGATTGGTGTTGGATTGCTTCGCCCGCCAAGTGCTGCCGTCATGATTTACAATGTCATCAAGATTGTAATTGGTGGCGGGGCCCCAATCACCTCGCGGCGTGAATCCTCTGCCTGCGTCACCCGTTACGCCTTGAATGCCCTGGTCACCCTGCAACCCTTGATCGCCTTGGGGACCTTGTGGGCCCACATCACCAGTCGCCCCGGGCAATCCGGTCACACCTTGATCACCCTGCAATCCTTGTGGGCCTTGGTCGCCTTGATCTCCTTTATCCCCCTTGGCGCCGGTCACCCCTTGCAACCCAGTCAATCCCTGATCGCCCTGCGGGCCAGTTATAGATTCGCCCTGCGGCCCTTGTGGCCCTGCATCACCAGTTGCCCCAGGCAATCCAGTTACTCCCTGAATGCCCTGCGGCCCTTGTGGGCCTTGCGCCCCCTGGTCACCCTGATCACCTGTAGCGCCTTGCACCCCTTGATCGCCTTGCAATCCCTGAATGCCTTGCGGCCCTGTTTCGCCTTGCAACCCTTGGGGCCCAGTCACACCCTGCTCACCTTGCAGTGATGCTCTCAGCGTCCAAACACCATTTGCCTTCTTGTAATAGCTATTAGGGGCATTCCTGTTGATGTAAAAATCCCCATTATCACCCAGGCCAGTGGATGGAGCACCATAACCATCCAAGATCTGGCTACCCGTATCCCCTTGAATGCCTTGGGGCCCCGATGGTCCTGTGATCGTTTCGCCGGCAGCGCCAGTCAATCCGCGAATGCCTTGCTCCCCTTGATAACCTCGTGGGCCCTGGGGTCCCGGTACAAAGCCTTCGCCTTTAGCGTCACTGCCAGTTTCCCAGATCAAACACGATCCAGTTTCCAGCTCGATGCAGAAAGGCTCAGCCGTGGGCCCTGAATCGCCTGTGGGCCCCTGAATGCCCTGCGGGCCCGTAATAGATTCGCCCTGCGGGCCAGATGGTCCCTGCACTCCCTGAATGCCCTGCGGGCCCTGGTCGCCCGTAGCCCCTGCCGCGAAAATATCCCAATAGGCCTGCCACGACGCACCCACGCCTGGCTCTGTGGTTGCGTTCGTCGTGTCATGGGCAGTGATCGCGACATAGGAAACATTGTTATGCGTCACCACATCACGCACAGAAATAGCGCCGCTAATCAGCGACCATGCGCCACGATAATTAAACCCATCACCTGTGGCCCCTGTTCCCGTGGGGCCCTGATCACCCTGCGGGCCAGTGATAGATTCACCCTGCGGACCTGATGGGCCTTGGGGCCCTGTGATCGTGCTAGTAGGGCCCGTGGGCCCTTGTGGGCCAGTGATAGATTCACCCTGCGGACCTGATGGACCTTGGGGCCCTGTAATTCCTGTGCCGCCAAGCCCGGGAATGCCCTGCGGCCCCGTGGGGCCTGTTACAGTTACCCCTGATGGGCCTGTGGGCCCCGTTGGAGACTGAAAACCAAACTCTTTTACCCAGTAACCACTCATCCGAAAGGCCCTCGCTTCCAAACATCGCCTGTGTCAATGTCCACGTATCTTTCGCCAGGATCACCTTCTCTAAACGGAGATGGTGCGCCATTGCCGCTAGTCCATTTGTCGCCCTCGCTGTCATTCACGGAGGGGCCATTGGATGTGTCAAAAGTTTGCTCTTCTGTGGAATGATCCCAATCATAAATAGAGGATGCATGCTTTCGCAGCGTCAACTTAACATGAGCAGAAGCGTTATTAGTGACAAAACTGTGCTCTATCACCTTGTAAATTCCATTAATGCCAAGCGCATCGCTGTTAAGCGTCACGGCATCCCAAGGCTTAACATCTAAGCCAACAAGCAAATTCACATCACATGTCACCTGCTCATCTAAAAGTTGCGTTTGCAGCGCAATTTTTGCCACCCGTTGCGCTTGAGTGTGAGAAGCCACAAACTCTAAATCATGCTCCATCACCACCTCTGTGCTTGGTGACCTTTCCTCAGCGAGAAACGGATTGCCGCCCTCCAGCAACACATCCACATCACTCTCAGTCTGCATTTCGTAAGTGCCTCCCGTGTTTGCGTCTCTGATAATGGGGTATTCAGTCGCGGCATCAAACGTTTCAGGAGCAACAAAAATGCCCTTGATCACTGTGGCCCTCTCCAGGCTAGTGCGGGCAGTGGTTCTGATAATGTCGCCCACAATATGATCATCTGTAATCGTCACCTCTGGCGCTGTGTAATAGCCTGAATGAACATAGTAAATCCCATCATGTTCAATCACTGCCCCCGCCATGCATTTAACTACAGGGTCAAGCCAATCTTCTGGCTCTCCCTCTAGATCAATAAATCCGCCGGCTCTGTATTTCTTCTCTGTTCCTCCCACCTTGTTGACCACAGTGTCACAATCATTCGCAGAAGCGATTAGCGTGGCACTATCAATGCGAGAGCGAGGAATGTTCACGTAATCCTCTAGAATGTTTGCAGCGATCAACGCAGGGTTGTCAGTCCACTTCAAAGTCTGATCTCGCGGATCATAGATATTATTTTTGCCCTTGATGGTGCAGGTTAAAGTGGGAATAAACGAGGGGAAACGCGCAGGCGACTCTTTTAGTTTTGCGTAAACGTAGGCTCTGCCCCTCAGCCTATGGTTCTCACCCCAAAGCGCAGGGTCTGCCGTGTCTTCAACCGCAGCAGGCAATGCCACCTGTGTATCTGTGCCGCTGACAAATTCAAAAAATGCATAATTCTCAAAGCGCCCATCTGCGCTGTTGGTCACAGGGTCAACAGTCACTAGTTCTCCGTTAATGTAAAAATCGCCAAATTCCTCCACCTCATGCGCTGCGTAAACAACAATTAAATAAAGGAATTTATTATTCCCCTGGGCGCCGCTGCCGTTGGCGTAGGCAATCAAACCGCCCTTTCTTGATTGCCCATAGATCACCTGATGCGCCATGGAGCCTGATCGCACATTACCCGAGCGACCCGGACGGCTTTGCGCATCTGGGCGGCCCTGCAACTTCTGCCCGAGCACCTGGGCCCCAACAGCCACTGCTGCCTCAATGGCAACAGCCGCAATCGTGCCAATCACACTGGCAGCAGCTTGGGCGCCGGCAACCGCAGTAACAATGGCCGCACCTATTCCCACCGATAGCCCCTTTCTATAAATTTAGGATCAATCAACCGGAATGCCCCCGTTTCAGCGACTGTCACCACCCTGCCCTTGCGATAAATGCCCACGGTCACATGCAATTCCTTGCGCTGATTATGCCCCCGCAACAAACACACATCGCCATCTCGCCATGGGGAAGGCACTCTCACCCATCTTGCCTCGAGCATTGCTTTATCAACAATAGCGCTCATGCCGCCGTGATCCCGCAGGATGCGCAACGCTTCCTTGTCAGTAAGAGGCGACCCTAGCCAACTTCTGCCAATTTTTGCGCCGCTTGAAATCTCCACCCAATCCGCCATCCATGAGCAACAATCCCACACACCCCGCTCAAACTCGCGAGGAGGCAACAGCACATGTCTTGCCAATGCTGCGCCACTCGCCATTCGCTGTTCCGTTGTCATCTGCTCTTGAAAGTTGTTCCATTAGTTCCCCAGAACACCTCAGCGTCACTGCTCAGATAAGCGAGATGCTCAAAGCCGAGATCACCAGAAAATTCCTCTGTTTGATCCGCGTGAGAATATCGGCGGTTATTAATGCGGGCCGCCCGTGTAACCTCATGCTCAAGATTAACCCTGCACACCCCAATGGGTCCGCTGCCGCTCGCACTGGTGATGGCGTAGGTTAAAACATCAATAGTGAAATAAAGAGGCTTCTCCCATACCACCGAGTCTTGATCATTCATGATCGCGATAATCCACCTTGCGCTGCGCTCCTTATAGTGTGCCGCAGTTAATGTGCCTGCTCTCATGGCTGCCGCAGGCACTCCTGCCACCTCTAAGGTTAATCCATTGGCGCGGAAATCCTCAGAGCTTTCCACAGGCGTCACAGTGCCAATGCCCCCCGTGGGGAGCCATGTCTCGCCATCGTGGGTTTTCTCGTAAGTGCCAGTCCAGTAGCGCTCTGTCCCGGTTGTAAAGTCCAACTCCAGAAACATCCCATAGCGGGCGCCGCCGGCAATGGTGTTTTTAGCCGCGATAGACAGCAATCCCATCAGAGTGCCTCCACTAAATCAACTTGAGTGCCGAAAAGCTCAATAGCATTCCTCGAAAATGTCACCGTTGGCTCTGCCAATGCAAACACGCCTCGCGCATTATCGGTGGTGATCGTAAGCCCCTCAGCGTGCGCTTTGCGCAACCGGGGCCACACTTCAATGGTGGCATTGCCGCCACCATCAGCGTCCACATCATCGAGCACTCGATAAAGTGAGTCTTCAACTTGAATGTAATCATTTTGCAGAAGCACTCCCGTGGCGCTAATTGTCCATCCCTTGGTATTGAGGGTGGTGGCTCCTGCGACATTCATGCCGGCGCTTAGTGGCGTGCCGTCTTTGCTGCCGCGCACCAGAGAACACCAAGGGTCACCCAGGCGCACCTTGTTTACACCTCCGCGCAACTTCAACAGAAACGCCTCAAGGATCGCAGCATCTGCTCGAGGTTGTCGCAGAAATTGCAACGACATACTCCAACGATCACCCCCCCAGTCTTGCGTTTCTCTTGCGAATGAATAAGGCGACGTGGCAACACCCACAGCACTTCGCACCGTCAGAGTGCAATCAGTAAAGCAAATGCCAGCCGGCCAATCATACGTGGTTGCCACACCATAACCCTACGCTGCCCTTAAAACCCTAGCTCTCTGGCCCGGCGGCCACCTCGTTTGCCCTGGTCACGAATGGCGGCCAAGGTGCCCTCTCTGGCTGCCGCAAGAATTTGCGGGATCATCTCCTGACTCACCCCGGGCTGAATGTTCAGCGTTTGATTGACGACTGTGCCGCCCAAGCCGCCCTTAGTCAGATCTGCCACCACTTCACCAGGGTGCAAGATCGCGGGATAACCCCCAGAGCCATCCACGCCACCCGCTCGCACTCCAAACCCTGTAAACCCGCCACCCTCAAAACTGAGCAGTGAACCAAGCCCTGAGAAGATTGAGGACCAGTTAAAACCACTGCCGCCCCCTGCCGAATTAAATAGCCCCTGAAAGCCTTTTGCAATCCCACTAAACAGATCTTTAAACAAATCCATTGCAGAGCCTGCCATGGACTGAAGGGCCCCAAGAATGCCCGTGGAGCCTTGCTCGAAACTCTGAGAGATTGCGCCGGCAGTTTCATTGGCGCCGTTCGCCACCTCACCAAATGCTTCATCATACGAGTGCAGGAGCAGGTGCGCCCCCGCCTCAATATTAGTGCCCTCGAAATTCACGGGGCGCTCAGAGAGGGTGCGGATAAAACCTTCAGAGAAACTGGCAGCCGCATTTCCGCCGCTCAGATTAAAATCAATGTTTGCCCCTGGAATGACGTTTTTCGGGGCCAACAAGTCATCGAAAATGTAGCTCTCTAGCTTGGTCGCAGCAATGTCTGCCACCAGTTGCGTCAGGAACTGCCCCCAGTCATCCACATTGCCGCTCAGCGCCTGCCTAAAACCGCCACGGATCGTTTGGGTTACGTCATTCCACGCTGTCTCTGTTTGCTCAATGGCAGCCGTGAAACGCTCCACAGGCTCTGGGGCAGTGGCAGTCTCTACAGATGACTTGAATTCCTCGATGACAGGAGCAGTTGAGGCGAACGCTTCTTTAGCTTTCTGCTGCTGCGCATCGAGCTGGCGAAACAGCTCTAGATTTTGCTCATCAGTCAGAAAGGGGCCATATTCAAGATGCGAGCTTTTGAAATTCTCTGGGGCAACTCCAAACTGGATATTAGTGGCGGCCACCGCTGCCGCCTGCATCGCGGTCACCGCAGTCATTGCTGCCGCTGCGCGTTGCGCCGCGAAGGTCAGTTGATTGCCCAGATTAAACACGTCCCCCGTGGTTGCCCTCACGCTCTCGCGCAGGCTATTCCACGTCGCTTTGAGTTTGTTGGCTGCCTCGTTGGTGTGATTAGTGCCAAGAATGAAATTCTGAATGTGTTGGCGGATCGCAGCGCCGTCCTTGCCCGTCTCTTTGAACTCCCGGGCCACCTCAGCTTGCAATTCTTTCCAAGTGCGAGATGAGGCGCTGATTTGCACAATCTCATTGTCAATCTCTGCAAGCGTATCTTGCAGGTTAAACAATGGCAGACTGTCCAACTCTGAAGCAAACTGGCGCACCACCCCGAGCAACGCTTGCCCCACAAAAACGCGCAGTTGATCGCTGGCAAAGCGCAACAATGCTGTCCCCCCTTCAAGCAGCTTGGTAAATGCGGCAAACCCCATATCAACAATCTTGGCAAGCGCTTGCTGTGCACCATCTATCAGCAGCTCCCCAAGCTTGAGCTGCTCAAACTGGCCAAAAGCCTCAAATGCCGCAAGAATGGATTCTTGAGCCGCAGCGCCCCAAGATCTTGCACGATCAATGCTGAATATCTCCACCACTTGATCTCGGATCGCTCGCAATGGCGGGCCGAGCGTTTCAAACACTGGCCCCGAGATAATCCCTAGGAACTCAGCGAAACTGTTCTTAATGCGCTGGAATTCACGATTCCACAGTTTAGCATTGTCCTGGGCGGCGCCCCCGAAAAGCTCTTCTAATTCATTGGCAAACTTGGGCAGGAAATCATTCGCCAACACCTGCCCCTTTTTGAGCATGTCGCCAAGTTGCTCAGTAGTCACTCCCATTGCCCGTGCGGCAATGCTGAATGCCCCTGGCAACCGCTCCCCAAGCTGACCCCGCAATTCCTCTGCCTGGACCGTGCCCTTAGACATGATCTGCTCGATTGCCCTAAAGGCGCCTCGTGTCTCATCCATGGACAAGCCAAGGGCAGCAGAGGCAATAGAGACGCTCTCGAAAATGTCGCGGCTCTCCTCAATCGCGAAATTAGCCGGCTTGGCACTGGCAAGCAGTTTCAGGTAAGAGCGCCGCGTAGCGTTCAACGCTAAGCCATATTTCTCAGCCACCCGGGTCGCAAATTGGATCTCTTCAGCGCCTAAACCTCGCGACCCTGTAACCGCCTCGCCAATGTTCTCGAGCTGCTTCTGCGTTAATGCCAAATCGCTCAGCCCGCGAACACCAAACCCTGCGCCAATGCCCCCCACTGCAAGAGCAATGGGGCTAGTGAGTTTCTTGCGTAACCCGTCAAACTGTCGCCCTATACTCTTGGCAGCCCTGCTGAAGCTGCTCTCCATACGCTTGGCAGCGCTTGAGAAACTGCGGCCCACGTTCTCGCCAGAGCGTGAAGCGCTCTGCTCCATGCCCTTGACCGTGCGCCGCAGTGTTTCAGACGCTACCCGCAGATCACCTGCGAGCTTGGTCGCGTCTGCGCGAATCTCAAACTCTGTTTTGCGCTTAGTTGCCATAAGGTCTGTCTCTCAGCAGTTTAGCCGGTGTCAGGGGCATTTGGTTTTCACTTTTAAACAGATTCAGCACTGCGCATTCAAGCCACGCAAAGCGCAAATCTTGCCTGCGCTCTACGTTGTTGTTGGCAACCTTGAGGGCCGCCAGATCTTGCATGGTCAACTCCTCAAACTCTTCCCTTGTGATGTGGTAGAGCCTGCGGAGCTGCCAGTATAAGGCTAATTCTTCTTTCCCGGCGTTTCCCCCGAGATTGCGCACTCAATCGCTTCCCTCACCTTAAAAATGGGCAAGCCATCAATTGCGCTTTCAGCGTCTGCCAAGGTTGCGTCAGGGTTGGAACGCAGCAATCCAACCCTGACGCGCTCTAGCACTTGGTCCCACACGCCAAAAGATTCGTCATCTTCCGCCCGCTTATCAATCGCTTCAAGCTGCCGGCAGGCTTTAATGTCGTAGATTAATTCTAATTCTTTGCTCTCCGTGCTCATAATATTTCAAAGAATGTTAAGGAGTAACCAATGCGCGGGCAAGGGCCCCATCACCAGTCACCGAGACAGTTTGCTGAATGTTTCCATCCACATTGGATGGGAGCGAAACATTCGCAATAATACCCGTACCGCTGTATTCCACTTTCCCTGAAGTGGCCAAGTGAGGATAGACCTTAATGGCAATTGACTTGCCCACATCAGTAAGGTCCAAATCAGGCGAGGCACCCTCATCCGTTTCTTGCCAGAAAAAAGTAAATTCACCCGTCCACGCCTTGGAAGTCAACGTAGCCGCATCCCAACCTCCAGAAGAAGTTGAGCCGCCGTCACCGTTGGACTTCATGCACTTGGTTTGCTCCGTGTTAATGTTTGCCGAAGTTTGAAGTGTCCATTCTCGGAGGCAGGGCACTTCATTTGCTGCAACTTCGATAATCCCGTCTGCTCCTGAGATAACTTGAGTAGCCATTTTTATCAGTTGGTTAAATTAGAGTTTGGTTAAATGAGAACACATAACTCTGCGTAATGTGTCCTTCTGTGTCAGATTCTGGCGAGCGCTCGATGTTCTGCGCTGAAAGTTCCGCGTGAGTCACCGTGGCGCCAAAGTCGCCTTGCTTGCGGGCCACATAAACAGAGCGCTCCAATGCTAAAGCGTGATCAAGCAGTGTTTCCTCTACTGTGGAAGAGCTGTCTGCGATCATTACCGTGATTGTCTGCGTGCGCTGCACAAATGCCGTGGAACTAGTGGAAACCACGTCTGTTTCCATCTCATCAAGAAACACAGCGCCGCGTGGCGTTGCCTCGATGGTGCCCAGGTCTGCCTCACTGGTTGCCACCACAGCCGCAGAGAACCCACTCAGCGCCGCAACCAGAGTTTTCATGTGATCTCTAATATCTATTTGCGCGTGCGGCATTAGTCCTCTTTCAGTTGCTCTTCGCGGCCCTCAAGCCTCAAGAGTTCATCCCTGATCTCATTGGCGCGTTTCTGCCGCTCTGCTTGGCGTTGCTGATAGGCGTTTTGATCTGCTTGAGCCTGTTCCACCAAATCTGATGCTTCCGCCTTCAGTTTGGCTACTGCGTTTTCAATGTCTTCCTGCGTCATGTGTTCTGCGTTTGTTTGGGTTAAACTTCTTCTTCGACTGGGGGCGCATTCTTCGCCTCCAGATAAGCCTCGATGACTGGTACTGCCGCCATGAGTGCTCCGTAAGCCGCTGCCGCCTCTGGAACGTTCTCGATGACATCCGTCAAGTCATCGCTATAGATGCGCCCGGCGTCGCCCTCTGGCCCTTCCAAGACTTCGCCCGTTTCCGCGTTGTGATAGCGCCGATCAATGCGCAACCACCCAGGATCAACAGGGGAAGCTTTGGCGAAAACCCAGGAATGAAACCAAAGGTCAGGGAATGTTTTTTCCTCAGTCTGAGGAACCGTTTTTGGTGTTGGTGCTGGTATTGGCATGACTGTTAGGAATTAACCTGCGCTTACTTTGAGTGTCCCTGAATCGTTCCAAATCTCACCAGCGTTGGTTGGATCACTGGTGGGCAGTGCCTCCATCATAATCGCGCCGCCTTTTGGGTTTAACGTGAGAGGCAACGCGCTCGTTCCATCACCAGCCTGTATGCCCTGGGCGTTGTTTGCGCTGTTTGCGTAACCGAGATATAGGCCGTAAGGCGTGGCGTTGTTAGAACCAAGGATCTTGACTACTGCGTCAGTGCTGGCGTCTGAGACGCTGCTCCAGGTGTTGACCGCTTCGTCGTGGGTAACGGTGAATTTGTTGGGGGCTGTGGTGCCGCCGATGTGGAAGTTGCCATCAGTGGCAACATGAAATGCAGTCAAAATGCCAACAGATACACGCAAAGGCGACGCTGTTGAGCCTCCTGGCGTAGTCCATGAATAAATTCTATTTATCCCACTTTCAGCCCCGATTACCAGCGCTGACGCTGTTGCGTCCGTTTGACTAATAGCTGCGTATGTGTTACCAGAATCACTAACATGTAACTTGCGACCAGGCGAACTCGTGCCAATACCCACGTTCCCGCTGGAGTCGATGACTAAGTGATTGCTTGCCCCATAACCCAGATTAAAAGTGCTGGTTGCCTCGTCCCATCTCAGTCGCGCAACTGTGGTGCCGCCATTGTTGTCAAAGAGCAGATCTGCGGTGGCCCCGGTGGCATTGTTGTCGCTATCTGTATTAATTGAAAACGCCGCTGCCGTGCCCGTGGTTTGCAACTGGGCCGTGATTGTCTCAATGGCAGCAATCTGGTCACCAATGGTGCCGGCGTAATTGCTCGCGCCCCTGCGGATCGCTACAGTATCCCCCGCAACAATTGCATCTTCTGTGAGTTGACTGATCTTTGTGCCGGCCATTAGATTCTTTATTCAGTTTTCCAAGATTCTGCGAGATCTTCACCAAGTGCGATAGTCTCACCGTCCACGGTGACAACGTAAGGCGTTTCTAGTTGCCACGGCTCCACGTCGGCAACCAATCCATTCGCGATCAGGAATTGCATAGTTGCCGCATGGCGGCCAGCCAGGGCAGTCCAGTTAGCGGCACCTAGAGTTTCTAATTTTGCAATCAGCTTGTCGCGATCAATGAGCGAATCAGGCGTGCCCCAGAAATCTTGGAAACCCGCAATGATCGCATCGACGAAACGAGTCATCGCTAGGTTTTCGTTGTTCAGCGCCCTCTGTGCGTCTTCCTGCGCTTCAGTTCGCTCTTGAGTTGTTACTGTGAAGATAGGCGATGCTTTCATGGTTTTGGTTATGGGTTAGGTCCCGATTGCTGGTGTTCCGGCATTATTCCAAAGAATTCCTGGGCCAGGATTGCTGGTGGGCAAGTTAGAGATATGAACTGTTCTTGCAGTCCCCGTCCCCGCTGCTTCTGCGCCAATCTCAAGCACGTTAGACGACCAACGGAAAAACGCGCGCTCGTAGTTACTCGCGTCCGTGTAGGTGTTGTAGAGGTGGTAAGCCTGGGCGTTGGTGCCGTTGCGTTGATCTAGAATATCTGCGGC